GACTGCTTCGACAACTGGTCTTCAAGAGTTAGGATTTTTTCACGCAGTTTTAAACCTGTCTTACTGCCAGCGTCCACTGTTGCCAGTTTCTCACGCCAGTAGGCGGCCTCACGCGCTAAATCCCATTCTTGGTGCGTGAGCGTTTCGCGCTGCATTTCGCGGTGTGCAAGTTTTTGGGCTTTGATTTCCTCTTCCCAGCCTTGCATAGGGTCTTGCGCCGCTCCTGCGCCGCCTGAATGACCCTTTCCACCGCCTTTACGTCCACCGCCTTTACGACCCGAACCGCCACCACCGCCACCGGCAGGCGCGTGAGCTTTGGCAGAACCGCCACCGCCACCACCTCGTGCGCCCCTCATTGCTTTGGCTTCGTGAATGTTGGCCGCGCGTTCTCGAATCGCATTTGCCATTGCTCCGGCGCGGTCTTTCGTCATGCTGTCAACGATTCGACCGCCAAGCCCGCCGTCATTCATCTTCCCGATTTGGACGTTGTTCAGCTTTTCAATGCCCGAAACGCCGACCATTGACGCAGCCTTGTTGGCAAAGTCAATCATGCTGTTAATCATGCCGACCGCTTTGTTTACCATCCACTCAATCGCGGAAATAAACACGTTGCCGATAGCCTTGCCAAGATTGGCAAAGAATTGCGGCATATTGTTGGCAGCCTCTTTAATCAACATCCAGCCGGTTGCGAATGTGTTGATATAGACGTTGACGTATGCCCCGATGGTGCTTGAGATTAAGCCCATCACGCGCTCAAATACCGCCGACCAGCCGCCGACACTCTCGTCAACCCATGCCGTCAGCTCGCCGAACCATGATTTAACGGTATCGACAGCTTCGCCGATGGTTTCCGTAATGACTTGCCAGACGGCCTGAATCACATCAGACAAATTCGACCAGCCATCGCCGAAAACGTCTATTTCATCGCCGAATTGGGCAATAAGTCCGATGACCGCGCCGATTGCGACAGCCACAATCCCGAACGGATTTGCCAGTAATGCCACATTCAAGGCCAGCGTTGGTGCAACAGCAGCGGCAACAGCAACGGCAAAGCCTGCGACAATCGGCACGACCAAATTCAGGTTATCGGCAATCAGTTTAATGACGGCGGCAATCCCAGACATTGCGCCGCTGTCGTTCAGCAGCTTGGAAACCATGCTTTGCCAGTTATTTGAAAATACCGTCAAAGCCTGCCCCATAGTCATGGGCATTTTAGCCGCCTGCTCGCCGAATTTTTCAGATGCGCCGGATATAGCTTTAAAAATCACATCCGCCGTCAACTGCCCTTCACTGCCAAGCTTTTTAATCTCAGCGCGGGATTTGCCCATATATTCCGCAATCGTATCAAGCAGAATCGGCGCGGCTTCGGCAATAGATTTAAATTCATCGCCTTGCAATACACCGCTACCCAAAGCCTGCGACAACTGCATAAGCGCGGCGGCCTGTTGTTGCGCTTGTACGCCGCCGATAGCCATCGCGTTATTGGTTGCTTCGGTAAAGGTCAAAATCTCCTGTTGCGTGTAGCCGTAGTCTTTCAAGGCGCGGCTTGTGGAAACGTACAGATTCGCCGTTGATTCCAATGAGGCGCGCGTATTGTTGGCTACATCCAATAACTGACGTTGTATTGCCAAATACTCGCTTTCAGACGATACAACCTGTCTGACTTGTGCGTTGATTGACTGCATGGCATCGGCAGTATCAAGCATGGACTTGGCAAATGACAGTGAGGCAAAACCTGCCAAAACTGACCCAATTTTACCCAGCCCACCAGCGGCCGCCGAAGCCTTGCCGTCCGTCTGCTCAAGCTCGCTGTTCAGTTGCTGAACCTTGCGTTCGTAGGTTTCCACGTCAATCGCGCCAAGATTCAACAGTTGGTTAACTTCTGCCAACTTCGCCTTAAACTGCTCCATCGGCGTACGCGTTTCTTCGTACACTTTCCGCGCCGAAGAAGAGATTTTATTGAACATCCCCTCTTGTGCATCGCCAAGCGTTTTAAAAGTCGATGGGTTAACGTGAAACGCCTGCTCCATCGACTTTTTCATATCGTCAAAATGCGTTTTCAATCGCGCCTTGACGTTACCAATGGCGTTTTCAATGGCCTTTGAAGCCGATTCCGCAGAGTTTGCCGCTTGGTTGAACCCTGCCGCCGTGCCGTTTTCGACGGTTATTTTGATTTTTGCTTCTAAATCGCTCATACGACCGCCCATAAAAAAAGCCCGTGAATCATCACGGGCGTTGTTTCAAATTTAGATTAGGCTTCAATCAGTTCAGCACCAGAAAAGACGCTTTGTTCATTTCCCTGCTCAACAGCTTTGCCGTACAGCCAAGCGCGGGATACTTCCACACCATCGGGCAGGCTGTTCACGGTAACGGAATGGGAACACAGCGGATTGCGGCCTGCTTCGTATGCTTTTTTTCGACACATAACCATTCATTGTTGCTGTAACAGTGTTGTACTTGTAATCGATACTTACATATTCGATTACATGGTAATTTGCCACTGCGCCGGTGCTTTCGTCTTCGATTTCGTGCTTGATTGCAATTACTTGTTTTGCCATGATTTTCCTTTCAATAGGCATTAAAAAACCCGCAAATGCGGGCAAAAACAACCGTCTTTTCAGATGGCCTTAAATCTTCGGTTTGTCTATAACGATAATCGGATTCCCGGTCGGCCGTCCATTGTACGCAACAACCTGATTAAAATAAGTGGGCGGAATTTGTCCGCACGAAGCAAAGGCTACTGCGTAGCCAAGCCGCCCATCTTTTAAATACGGCGCAAACCGAACGTATTCGTTTTGGTATTTATCCCAATAGTCTGTCGCATGGAAAACGTGGCCGATACTTACCAACTTGTCGCTACCGACCTCTATGCCACGTCCAGCCGCTTGAGTGTCTTCGACATTCACGAAAGACGGCGTAGTGCTTGATGACTTACGCCACATCGCAACGCCCTTCCCCTTCTCGCCATTCGCCATAACCCTACTTATCTCATGGCGAACCTCACGGGCGCGGATTAAATTCCAATCGCTGTGATATGCGAGTGTGCCATCTTCGCGGTACACGTTTAGTCCGTAATCACCGGCACTCTCTGACGTGTTCACTGTGCGGTACACATAAAAATCGGTATCTAATACTTCTGTATTCCTTTCCGCCCCATTAGGATTGAACGCCAATAAATACCAGTTCCCATTTTCCAATAAAAGGGAATTATCCGTTTTCCCTGCCATAAACACCGAGTCGCCAACACTTGGCAGTCCCGACCCGCCAATATTAAATCCGCCTCCTGACCAGGCAAAAAACATATCTCCATCTGATTTATAATCAGCAAAAACGGAATAAGTATTTGAGGCAGGGCCTAATAAAATTCGGCGGTAACAGTTAACCGCTCCGCCGTTGTTGTTCCACCAAGTTTCAGTTATATCTTTTAAAGCGATTTTACGCTCAAAAATCATGAGTTTTTCCTGCCCTAAGAACAAGGGCAGCTCGTCAGAAAATACGCCGTAATCACTCATCATCTAACTCCACGCCAAACCATAACAGCTTGACAAGAATCAGAAGCGAGAAAATAGTCGACCTCCATCATCTTCCAACGGAAGCCAGCTACTTTATTGCTGCGAAACACCTCATTCATATCCAATCCGTCAATGGTCGCGCCATTTTTCAAAATTGGGGAAACTCGCACAATCTGAATCTTGCCTGCTCCGTTTAGTTGCAAGGCGGTCTTCCCATACATCACAGCAGTATCAACCGTTGAGAAATAATGAAAAAACCGCCCCTTCTGCTCATCTGTCATTTCAGGGAAGAAATACTCCCCCTCTTTGGCGCTTTGGCTTGTTGGTAATGCTACCAAATCAACAAGCATGGAAAGGCCGTCAGTAGGCGGCGCACCGTTCACTTGCAAGCCATATTCAGCCATAAATCAACCTCTAATCAGTAAGCTTCCCTAAACGCACACGAAGCACACCTTTTGCGTCATACACATCTATTCGCTCATTTGTGATTTTCATGCCAACATTTCCAGATGTAGCGCTCATCGATAAATGCCCATTATTATT